TTATAAAGTCATACTGTGTAGGGACTCCTTGGGTTTGACTCAGGTTAGCGCGACTCAGGTTAGCGCCACTCAGGTCAGCGCCACTCAGGTCAGCGCCACTCAGGTCAGCGCCACTCAGGTCAGCGCCACTCAGGTCAGCGCCACTCAGGTCAGCGCCACTCAGGTCAGCGCCCCTCAGGTTAGCGCGACTCAGGTTAGCGCGACTCAGGTTAGCGCGACTCAGGTCAGCGCCACTCAGGTTAGCGCGACTCAGGTTAGCGCGACTCAGGTCAGCGCCACTCAGGTTAGCGCGACCCCCTTGAGAATCTCCTCTAAGCCATCTACCATGACTCTCTACCATCTCATTAAGTTTGTCTTGTGAAATTAACATTGTACCTTCCTCCTCCAAATTCTTTAATGACACTCAGCCCAGTTCTTCCCTATTTTTCCTTCAGTACCTAACTCAACCCGGAACTTAAAGAACTCTCCAGTTCTTCTCATAGCCTCCTGAGCAGCCTCTATGATTATCTGAGCAATCTCTTCGGTTCTACATGCTGCCTGGAATTCATCGTGAACCCAAGCCATCATAGCGAAGTCTCCCTCCCAGCCGTGTCTGAGGCCTTTTTCTTCAACCAAGATTCTTTCAGTCTCCACTAGCCACTTCTTACAGATCAATGCACCTGCACTCTGAAGAAGAGTATTAAGAGCAGCGTGAAGATACCTAACGTGAACTTGTCTACCATCAAGACCTTTGAGCCATTTCTTCTTCCACTTACGAACTCTCCCTCTGTGCATCTCAGCGACCAGGGCGTTCTCAAGGGCTTTCTTAAGCATTGCTATACCAGGATTCTTAGCGAGAAAGGCAGTCTTCAGACGCTTACCTACTGCTCTATCACCTTTGACGATCTTCCCGATTTTTGCATCTCCTGCACCGTACAACCAAGCATATATGAAGGTCTTAGCATTGTCCCTTGTGGGCAGTCCAGCATCCTCTTGATTGAGCGTATGGACATCTCCATTGACAACAGCCTCCGCATAATAACCTTTGTCATAGGGAAATAAAAAATGAGCAAGAGTACGTAACTCTTGCCCACTCGCATCCACGCCCACTTGAAACCAACCAGGGGGAGCCATAAAGAGTTCCCGGCAGTCATGCCCATAAGGTGTACCACATTTTGGAACCTGAGCTATATTAGGGTTTGCATGCGTAGCACGTCCTGTTACAGCTCCATTAGGGTTTACGCTTCCATGTATATTCCCATCAGCCTTAACATGCTTGAGCCACCCTTGCTTACCATCTACAAGCTGTCCTAGCCTCTTCGCTACTGTGAAATACTCTTCGAACACCCCGGATAACTCTTGGAGTTCCTTAGGGGCATCGTCATCATTCTTGATGTAATTGAATGTGGTCTCATCAATCTTCAAAGGGACAGACCCACTCTGCACTAAGCGATATAATGCCTCTTCCTCAAGGAGCCTCTTGTCATCCTCATTGAAGTTGAATAAGTCGAGGTCCTCAGGGTAATACTGGAAGTGTTTTGTAATGATGTATTCCAGCATCTGCCGGGAGTTAGGATTGAAGGTCTTGAAGCGTTTCACAGGGACCCCAGCGATATACCCCCGCTTCTTATCGTTGCGCTTAGGGGTGAAGTCTTTATCAGGAATGGGAGGAGCTGCCTGTTCTAATTGAGAGGTAAGGACCCCTAAGCGTTCCCTAAGTTTTGCCTCCAACTTCTGAGCCTTAAGGACATCAAAAGGAAAGCCATTACGCTTCTGGTGACACATCAGCCACTGTATCTCGTGCTCCAGCTTAACGGCTTCTAGAGAGTACCTTTTGGCGAATAACCTTGCACAAAGATGTTCGGTAACTACAACGTCTTGAAGGTTATAATCAAACATCTCTTCAGTGAATATGGCCCATAGTTCCACATCCTCATCTGTATGGAGAGCAAAGTCTCCTTTAAGGACCCCTAAGCGATAGCCCCAAGCTCTCAATGAGTGGGACCCAAAGAGCTTCCCAGGAAGTTTCCCGGACCTCAGTAGAGGGGCATCCAGATCCTTAATGTTACTGTAGATTAACCTAGAGAGGACCAGAGTGTCATAAACTGAATGACGATGTTGTCTTACTACTCGGAAGAATTCAGGGTATACCTTAAACATTGCCTCGGTATCAAAGTCTATAACGTTATGACCGCAAATAGGTTCGCCTCTTTCGAGGGCCTCTTGAAGCATCAGGAGACCATCAGGGACTTCCTCAGGTCTAAACCTAAACTTGATACCGGAGGTAAACCGTTCAGTTAGTTCTTCGAGAGTAAGTGTGTGTAATTCTTCAGGTGTAATATCTACCTTCGAGATTGTTACACAGTGGATCTTAGTGATTGTCTCAAGGAGTCCATCAGACTCCAAGTCAAAAACTAACAATAGTCTACCAGCTTACTCCGTTACATCTTGTAACTATAATCCTGCGCTGCCTGCTCTAATTGCAGGGCTTCTGTTTCAAGCTGTACCTTTTCAAGGGCTATCAAGGCTAGGCGTTCGTGCCTATACTTAGCTTGATCTTCTGCAAACTTCTGCATGTTAGCAAAGTACTTCTTCCGTATCTTTGCTTTCCGGTTCCGTAAGGAAATACGGAGGTTTGTCACTTTATCATCAAAAGACTGAGCTGCTTCGTCTACAATATCAGCCAAGCGTAACACAGCGTTTCGAGCTCTGTAACCTAATGTGACCGCCTTTTCTATTGTTCTTTCTTTGAATTGGATTACTGCAGCAGCTTTACGTTCAATTGTGATAATATCCTCTGCTGTGATCATAGGGTCATATTTAACAGTTATGAATTTCATTTCTGTCCTCTCTTTCTCTCATTTCTTTCTTTATTCTCAAGGTCCACCGCACAGGCGAACATTGCTCTACACATTGCATGACCTAAGTGATCGTCCTGTCGATCCCCTGCCATGTAAGCCATAACGTGGATCATCAGGTGATTCAAATGGTCATCCACTGGAATCTTCCTCCAGTTATCCTTGCCGTATTCCTTACGGCCTTCCTCTAAAGCTTCAGTCATTTGAAACATTGCTTTAGGGTCCAAGCAGTCAAATCCATAGGAAACTGCAGATTGACCCCCGCCGTGTTCATTGGTGATCTTAGGGGCATCCTTAGAGACTCCCTTGATGCCTTTTCCAGAGATGCCTTGAGAAGTGCTCGGGGAAGGGACCCCGTCGATTTTGAATTCTGAAGGAAGACCACCATTGAGCTCTCTTTCACATTTGATGTTACTCCCGCAGAACCTTTGACTTCCGTTGTAATGCCAGCAGGTCTTACACTCGGAAAACTTAGGGATATTTGCGTATGCTAAAAGAGATGCTTCACCATCTTTAGGGTCTCTTCGTTCAAAACAAGATGGTCTATCTTTAACAGCACCTGCACCTGTACAGTGCTCCCCGGATCGACACTCTTTGCGGCAATCAACCATTAGGAGCCTCCTCAGTATGGAGGTCATCAATTATGATACGACCTGCGCTGAGTCCTTTGATAGAGGGTTTAGCCACAAGAACCTTCTCAGGTAAACTAAAGGCATCCTGCATCATCTTAAGCGTAATCTCATCTATAAGGAATCCCTGGGAATCAAATGTTAACTTTTCAGGCATTAAACTTTCCTCTCCCCTAAATTAAAATGGGTTCTCCTCGCAGTCACCCTTAAGATCTCCTCCAGGTTCCCCTAAGAACGTGTCTGCATCTGCAATAGGGTCTAACCTCCCGGTTTCCTTATTAAACCAGAGGTAGCCGGCAAGCCCAGTAGAACCTGTAAAGCGACACTTAAGAAGCCTTAAGCGAATGAGGTTGCGAGACTTTTCATCATCATCCTGCTGGTTTCTTTCACCAGCGATGATCGTATCCGGTATCTGCTTGAGGGTCCCTGAGCCCCTTAGGTCATCTAAGGAAATCTTCCCGCCCTCTTCAGCAGCCGTGGCCTTACCTTCAGTCTTCTTAAGGTGACAGACCACTATAATCCCAATGCCAAGCTCCTGAGTGAGACTGTACAAATTGGTCATTAGGACATCAATGTCTTTTCGTTCGTTATTAGTGGCGAGACCGCTGACAGCAATAGAGATATGATCCAGTAAGATCATCCTGCAGCCTTCCACAGTAGCCATGTAGCGGATCTTTTGAATGAGGCTATCCCCATCTAAGCTCCCGAAGTGGTCATAAAAAATAAACCTTTCGGTCCCCAAGGTTTCCGTAAAGGCTTTTTCCCATTCATCTTCCGGTATGGCATCTTCCAGGTGAAGGCGTTTGTTGACGTGAAGTGACATTAAAGACTCCGCTGTTGTGGTGTTTTGCTCCTCCAAGAAGATCATACCGAGCTTGATAGGGTCTACATATTCTACACCCCAATAATGACCAAGCTCTCTCAGAATCGTGGATTTGCCGATTCCTGTTCCAGCGGTAACAAGAACCATTTCAGCTAACCGAGCGCCTCTTGTGAGATCCTGAAGGGGTCCCTCCCAAGGCCATGGTAAGGAAACAATGTTCTTCTTTTTGTCTTTGATCTTTTGCTTGAGCTCAATACCGTTAACGATACCTCCCGGCTTATACTGTTTGGCGTTCCAAATGGCGCTTACAATATCCTGAGGGTTTCCCTTGAGTAAAACCTCATTAGGGTCTTTTAAAGGTAACGTAGCGTGATAAAGCTTCCCAGGAGACAGGAGCCCTTCAACATCCTTCCGGGCTTTCTCTCCTTCTTTATCCATATCAAACATAGTGATGACCTGTTCGAAGCTCTCCAGCCAATCTATGTTAGCTGCAAAGGTCTTCTTAGCTGAGCCAGCTCCTAAGGGAATAGAGACCACAGGCCACTTATTACCCTGCACCTGGGAGACCGTTAGGCAATCTATTTCCCCCTCAGTGATAATTAATTTCTTCCCTCCGCTAAAGAGGTGTTGACCGAAGAAGACCTTAGGAGGTTTTCCCATGATGAAGAAGTCTTTATTCTTACCTCTGATCTTCTGTCCGGTAGTTTCGTTATTTTCATCCTTATAGCACGCGACTTGAATAGACTTACCTCTTAAGGTAGCCTTATAGTAGCTGTATTTTTCACAGGTTTCTGCCATGATTCCCCGAGCTGGTAAAGGTCCAGAAATCAGGAGATCCTGTGAAAGTGGTGGATCTGTTGTAGCCATTTTGCGAGGTCCTCTCTCGATAGTAGTAGACCTATCTTGGTGTTGTAGTTTCTTACATGAAAAACAATAGGTATGTCCATCTGTATACAAACAGAGGGCATCCGAGCTCCCACATTGGGAACACGGGAGATGTCTTTCGACTATCTCAGAATCCTCATGATATTCCACAGGTTCTCCTGCTTTACTCCCTAGACTTTTACTACACGAACCTCCGGGTATTCATATTGCAGTTTCTTAATTAGGGTGTTGATTGCTTTTCGTTGAGCGTCTGTGATTGTGTCCTTGTTTTCAGTATCTATTAGGATGTAGATAGTTGTGTTATGGTACAGGTACTTGTGACCTGCTACGGCCTGAAGGGGCCTTCCTTCTTCTACTATTCCTGAGACCTGCACAAGGTAATGAAAGGGGACATCAAGTTCCCCGGCCCTCCTTGCGATTCTCCACAGGTCATCCTTGGATTTCCCTTGGGTCCTCTCGCAGAGGAGACAGATAGTTTCTGTGTTTGTACGTTGACGAAATGAAACGCTAATGAGTTGCTAGTCTCCTTTCTTTTTCTTATGGATGAGACCCTGGGTTCCTCTAGATGGTTCCTTAAGCCATTCCTCAGGGACAAACTTAGCTGCAAACTTATAGCCATGCTTTTGACACCATGCAGCATATGAAGTTTTACTTCCTTTATAGATGACCTGTTTAGGATTACTGAAAACGAACCTAATATCAAGATGAGGATACTGCTCCTTCACAAGAAGGTGCTTTTTTCTATCCTCTGTCTCAAAGAGCCCCTTTGCTTCAATGATGATGCCATTCGGCAAAATCAAATCTGGTGTATAAATATGGTCTGAAGCGGGAATCACATACTTTAAGTGATACTGTTCAAAAACTACAGGGACCCCTTGTAGCTGGAGTCGCTTTGCAATACTTTCCTCTAAGCCACTACGGAAGGCGAACGTTTCATGTGTTGCCCACCCTCCGTGTCTGCTGAAGGTTCTTTTAGAAGCCATTTAGAATTCTTCGCTTACATCTCCGCTCTGATCTTCACTGTCGAAGCCTTCAGAATCAAACTCAGATCCCTCAGGGGCGTCCTCAATGTCAAACCCGAAGGATTCCGCAGACACTTGTCCAGGTTGGTACTGTACAAGGTTCTTGACCATGACAGCAGATAGGTAAAGGTTAAGACCATATTTAGTACCATCAACAAACTTAGGTCCAATTTCGTAAGCCACCTGTACGGACGAACCGTTGCCGATTTCCACAAGTACAGGTTTACCAGCACTATCAAACACATTGATGGTCTTGTCCCAGGTCTCTCCTGTTCTTGGGTTCTTGCCTTGAGATTTCGTACGGAATTTGAATACAATGTCTCCGTCTTTATCTAATTTGGTTCCGAAGTTAGGCTTAGAGCCTTTCGCAGGTTTCGCCCCTTTGAAACAAGGGGCATACTTTTTGATTTCATTATAGGTGGTCTCAAGCTGCTCCAAGAGTTTCTGAGTTACTTCCAGAGGGAACTTAACGGTTATACTTTTGTAGCCTGTAGGCTTCCCTTGGTACTCCTCTTCTCTCCGAATGTTTGCCCATGAAGCAATACCTATTGGAGTTGTAAATCTTTCGTTAGCCAAATTAATCCCCTTTCTTTATTCTCATTAAATAAATTACTTGCCGACTGGAGCTACGATAATGCAGGTTGCTATTGTGGTTCCTTCACGAAGCATGAAGCCATCTAAGCCGATGTTACTCATCATGACCGTGACCTCAGTAACCAGAGGGGCATCCGTTTGATTGACTATAAAGTTAGAAATGAGTCTCATCGGGCTTTTCATCATTTCTTCTGAAAGGTTGAAGAGAGCTGCACCTCCTACCGGAATCTCAATTGTTTGTCCGGTTTTGATCTCTTTCACTCGGGAATCCAAGCGGTCTGGCGCTACCAGGAATCCTGCTGTTGCCTTCAGCTCTACTGCTGATATAAGATTTTTTGCGGGAGCTTTTGCTGCTGCCAATATGTCACCTCCTTTATAAATGAAATAAGACCACCCAAGGTTTCCCTTAAGTGGCCTGTCTTTCCGAATCGTGGCACAATCAAGAATTAAATTAAGTAACCCACAGAGATTTCATCAGGATTACCAAAAGCTTCTCTTATGGGAATTCCCATGAAACGCATTACACCATCCTGAGCAGTCGGGCTCCAGTAAGGAGATTGAACACCATACGAGGTTCCTCTAGACCACCTTAAGAGGGCTGAGTAAGTTATTGTTCCTAAGAGGATGACATTAGGAGAAGTGTAGCACTTCCTTTGGAACTCCTTATGTTTCCTGGAGATCTCATTAAGGATGAAGTTGCCTTGTTTGTCTTCCAGCTCCTCCAGTTGAACCTGAGAGGCGGTCTTTCCGTAAGTCATCTTGATGTGTTTTGTTATATAGGAGCCTCCCTCTAGGTACCTCAAAGTGCTCTCATCGGCCAACCTTTGAAGCTCACTAACTTCCTCTACATCCCTGAGTAAAGAGGTTACTTGGGACGCGCCCCAGACATCCTTGAGTTGTTTTGTTGTTCGGCAATACATACAAACCCCTGCTTTATCTTGAAGTGCTCTCGCTTTACCACATTTACAGATTTTCATTGTTATCTTCCTCCTTTAATTAAGCAAACATATAAGGACTCTCAAGAACAACCTTAAGATCTAACTTACCTTTCTTTGGAATTGTCGGTAAAGTAACCTTCGACTGATCGATGAAGACCTCCATATCTTGCGCAAAGGTCTCTAGTACATCGTGTTCAGTGTACATCTTATGAAACGTATACCGAACAGTCGAGAACATCTCTTGAGCTTGAGCCACGGGTGATCCATAGGAATCATGTATCATTGCGAAGTGCTTAATACCTCTATCGTAAGCCTCCAGAATAGTCATCTGCAGGTGTGAGGCATCTAGCGAATGTATAAAGTTAGGAGCGATCCCGTTAACTTGTGCGTGTTTGTCTATGTTTCCACTCGGTTTTGTAGTGTATAATCTCCTAAAGCCTCCCCCGAAGCGTAACCGGAAGGTCTCATACGCAGGTTCCATATAAGCCTGTTGTATCGGGAGGCCCATAGGAGTAACCCAGGTAACTACGTTGCCCTCCTTGCAGACCAATCGGGCCATTTTCTGGAGCCATGCCATACCCTCAACAGCTTTAACTACCACTTCCTGAATGACGTTCCAAATAAGTTTAGCTAAGTAAGCAGCAGCTTGTACGGGTTTTATGAACATTTCTCCTTTCTTCTCTTTACGTGCCTTGAGAATAATATCTTCTAAAAGCTGCTGCTTAAATCCATACTCCTTAGAGCCATACGCAAAGGTCATTACGCACCTTTTAGTTACCTTCCGGGTGATACCGTAGAGAAGCCATTGTTGCGCTAATGATTTAGTCCCCAGCTTTAAGAAAGTTTCGCCCTCTTCGTTCTCTGACTCCTCATCTATGCTCCCTTTCTTAGCGTCCTGCTCCACGATAACCTGGACTTTCTCAGCTACTGCCCTGTAGATATCATTAGGAGTATCTTGAGGAAGTAGATTAACAGCTTGTCCCCCTACAGAATCCCTTAAGATAGCGCTGAAGTGCTGAAGGCCTGAACATGTACCATCGAAGGCCACAACGATTCCGGTTTTAAACCCTTTAGGAGTCCTATAGGTTTTCTCATGTTTCTTCCATTTGGCCCACTCGAAGCAAAACCCTAGAAACTGTATCGGGCAATCATCCAAGGTAGTCCACCAGAGGTACCCTAGAGGATCTTCAGCGCTCCTTAGGATATGCTCTTCATTGTCTCGTATCCACTGCTTCCGGGCCGGGAAAGACACCTTATCGACTCCAGCAAGATTAGCCCCGTGGACCATCATCCATTCTATATCCTGCATGGTCTGGCACTCCGGTACGTTAGCGAACAATAATAAGCCTTTATTGAGGTCATCCCCTTGAGGATTGAAAGCAGGAACCGGATAAACCCGACCTCTGAAGTCTAAATTATGTGGGAAGTATATCTGATCAAAGTCTGCAAATTCCTCAGCTAATCCAATGTGAGAGAGCGCCCGGAGTACCTTTGATTTACGTTCGTGCTCATGCTTGTGATACTCTACAAGGTCCTTCTTGTGTTTAATTAACTCCTCAGGCTCAAAATCTCCTGTAAGTTCAGGCGGTCTGGGTGTTTCATGGAAAAGAGGAATTCCTGCAAGGCCTCCTCCCCGGTTTTGAATAGCCTTAACTACCGCTAAGACCTCCCGATTGATCACCCAAGGTGTCTCCTGGCACTGGTTAACAGCCCCCCGGACTTGCCCCAGGTCTAGCTGGGAAAGCTTCTCTAAGTACTCTTTGTTATAGATATTGCTGCCTTCACTTTTAGTATAGATGAGTGCTTCTGTCCTTAATAAAGGTTGTCGACCTCTAAGGTCTCCATAGTATGCCCCTTCAAAGACGCTTGTCCATGGAGCAGGTGGAATCACTGTAGGGCATGTTTTGAAGGCCTTGAGGATGCTCTTGGCTTCATTAGTGTTCCAGGCTTCTAACAGCCATTGCGTAGGTCGTATCTCAAGGATAGAATCCCCTTTTATACTTGTCCCATGTGAAAGCTCAAAGTATCCTGAGCCTGCCACAGTGAGTTCTAAAAGTTTAACCCCAAGAGCAGCCCTTGCTACCGTGTCCCAGCAACATTTTTTATGGCCTTCATTCCGCATGGTGTTGTCCAGGAAATACGTCTTATAGTGGCGGTCTTTACGCTTCTTGAGACCATCAAGGACCTTTCCACAGGTGGGATTATCTAAGCTATTGAGGAAAGAGTCTGCCATTGCTTCTTCCTGTATTTCCTTACCTACAATATTAGCCAAGGCTGAAAGAGTTGAGGCGTTGTAAGTCACATATACTTGCATAGCACTATTGAGAAGATTGCTAAAAGGTATAAACGTCAGAATGTCTAGGAGCTTGTCCCTCTCATCGGCATATAACTCAACAAGCTCTTTTACGATATCTGTGTAATTGGCCTTAGCTCCTGCTTTAGGGGCCACCAAGGAATCCACTAGCTTTTCAATGTTCCCTCTAACTACACTGAATTGTCTATTGATTAAGCGCTGCCCCAGTGAAAGACTTGCTGCGTCACCTTCTTCTTTGTTAACTCTGAACATTTTCTCTTGACGATCTGAAGCACAATTTTTGTACTTCTTTTCGAGCTCTAATTGTCTTTCATAAAGATCCCCGTAGATTACCTTAAGTTCCTCTTTAGTCATTGTCCTTTCTCTCCTCTCGTTTATAGGCCATCTGTCGGGCCTTATATAGGCGGGATTGTTAAACTGCTAAAAGGCAATAAGAAACCAGCCCCTATGTCACCTTTTTTCTTGGAAGGGCTGGCGGTAGGTTCCAGGAGTTTCTCAAGCTATTCTTTTATTAGGAGAATAAAGCTCTTAATAACTAATGATCCTGTTCAACAGTATTTTGATGTGAAGCCTGAAAAGCACTTAATTTTAATAACTTTCCCAAGGCCATAATAATCTTAATAGTTAGACAATTCTGTCGAATAAAGTCGAGGAAAACCTATTGTTTCCCCGATGGGTACTCCTTGCGGAATTCTAAGAGTTCCTTCAGTACCTTCTCTTGCATCCGCCTGTAGCTATTGCTGTTCTTAATCACTGCTGCTTGATTTACACCAGGTTTGCCTATTTGGCGCTTCCAGTGAAGACCCATATAGGTGTGATAGGCTACCTTACTTTCCAGGCAGTCTGAGTAGACATCAGGATGTTTTCTGATCCCTGCGATACCTCCATAGGTGACCTCAAGGTTCTTCATGATCGTCTTGTGTTTCTCAGCTAGATGTTTGTACATGCTCTTAGGTGTCATCCTGCAGTCACTCCAATAAGTTGATTTGATTCCTTCTAAGGGAACCACGCGACCCTCAAGGAGATCTTAAGGGCCGAACTGCTTACCTTAGGTTGAGCTGGAGGCGCTTATCTAATACACAGACTTAAAGTAAACACGTTAAGTACTCCATAGGACTCCAAAAGAAGGAGCCTTTCAGATTATTGGTAACTGTGGTTAAATCCCCGGCTTTCATCATAGGACATTTAACAGAGCGTAATCTGAGGGCTGACTTGCCTCCATCCTCAAGAGTAACAAAGTGCATCTTTCCGAACATTAACACATACATTAGTTTCACTCCTTATTTAGTTGAGGTAGCCTCACCAGATAGCCCTCAAGGATCTTCTCACTTAAGGGCTAGATTGCTAAGGTTAACCTAGTGGTTTCCTGGAGACCATCCTGAAAGCGTCAAGACCTCTAGCTCTTTGTTCCACTGCTGAAGTTCTATTTTGATCTGATGGACTTTACTGAAGCCACACCCTGAGATTGCAAAGTGATAAGCTGGTAAGGTAGCACGCTTGCTATATACTTGAGAACCGAATAGTTCCTTAGAGGATTTTCCAAGGTGACTGTCAGAAGGCCAGAGAGCTTCTAAGCCGTTACCATCGTCTAAATACACTTGGTATCTTGCAGTACTCATGGAATCTTTAGGTTGACTTAGGGTTATTATGTAGGCCCTCTTTGCTGCCTTAATTTGTTCTTGTTGATCTGTGCCTCTTCTCATGATTGCTTGTCCTCCTTATTGATCCAGTTACGCTCCTGAGCTACTTTAGTAATCCAATGGAATCCCTCGTGTGTCAGTCGAGTGTGAACGAACTTAGGCATAATCTTAACTTTGAAGTACCCAAGACCCTCGTAAGCTTTGGTAGGAAGCCATTCGCCCTTCTTGTTCTTTTGGAGCATCCTGGACTCTGCCATGTAGGCAATGAAGACAGAAGAAGGTAATCCTATAATCTTTGCAACGTCAGTAAAAGAGTGAGTACTTGAGGAATCCATGAAGGCATCATGTAGTTCAATCTTAGGAGCAGCTTCCTCCAGGAGTCTCTTTTGTCTGTCAATAGTTTCCTTAGCGATTAGTAAGGCTTTAGCTAGGAAGACCTCAGGATCGTCTAGGAGGTCTTGAGAGGTCTTAGGAGTTAAGTACATGCCATTCTTACGGATGCTTGGGAGGACCTCAGAGGCTATCCAGTTTTGAAATGAGAGTGCTGAAGGTTTGTCTGAACGCATTACCAGTTTGTAAAGACCAGCTTCGTTAATGAAATTGACTGATTTAACTCCTCGAATTGTCTGTAACGAATAAAGACATTTCATTTCACCAGGTAAACGTAAGAGGGCATTGGTAACGGCTGAAGGCTTAATCCCAAGGACTTCACAGACATCCTTAGCAACGAACCAGGGATCACCTTCAATTTGAATAGTTCTAACTGAATGATTTTGATAATTGAATACGTTTTGAAGCTTGTCCATTTCCATCTCTCCCTTTGTGGTTCTTTGTGGCTACATGTAGCCTTAGATACACAATAGCATATGTAGTTCTTTGTGTCAACGTGTAGCTACAGTATTTACAAATAAATTTCTTTGTGGTATCATGTGGTAACAGAAGACATGAGGAGGAATAAGCATGGAGTTACCAAGTACACCTGCTCAATTCAAAAGAAGAGAATATGATGATGTAATACGCTTACGACTTTATAAGGATGACAAGACCTTATTTTATTCCATTTGTGATGATAATTCCGTCAATCCCTCAGAGCTACTCAGGAAATACATTAAGCAGTACATTAGTGAAAATCAGAAATAATCATAGAAACACAAAAGACCTCCTCAAGAGAATCTAGTGAAATCTCTTGAGGAGGTCTTTTGTGTTATTTAGTTATTGCTTCAAATGTCGCTGAATATCATAGCCCAGTACACGCGCTATTAATCGATAGCCTGGACTTTCTGGGTTACTGATATTAACGAACTCTTTATCATCATCAATGGCAGTGACAGCAAGGGAATCATACAAATGGCTATTCGTTCTTTTTAATCCCATCTTCTTGTCAACTATCTTGATCTCATACCAACTATCTAATATACCATTTAAAGACCCTGAGAAACCTATCAGTCTATGCTTAAATGTTGCTGTGTATTCAGAAGGTATGCTCTTGGCCTTATCGTCCCAATTGGAAGAGAACGAAGACGTATTCATATAAATACAGACATCACCATAGTCAGAAATTAAATACCACTCACCTCGTTGGGTAGGTTCCTGAGGTTCCGCTGCTTGTCCAACTCCAGGCCACCATAAGAACATCATAAGAGTTATAACCATCATTACCAGAAGGACACCTATGGAATAATGTTGTTGTCTTCCGAATCGTGGCACAATCAAACCCTCCTCTTTCATCTCGGCGTTACTTTATACTTATCTAATATGATCTTTTGTAACACTTTCGATGCATCCTGAAGGAAATCCTTGTCAGTCCTTGGAGTAACTCAAGGAGATCTTAGGAAGACCTTGAGAGGATCTTATTACCTTATCTTAGTACCTGGTCCTAAATAAACACAGATAGATCACAAGAACATCTGAAGACTGTCAAGGGAAACTACTTGACACCTCGCATGAAATAAGCCTTTCTACCCTCAAGATTCCCTCAATATCACCTCAACTTCCAATAACCAAAAATTATCGGAAGTTAGAAACCTAGTGTTTATGCGGGTTCGTGGCAGGTCACCTCAAGATCAACCCTCAGAACAGTCAAAATGTCCATACCTGATGTACAAACCTGAGGTGTCAAGGGAAACTACTTGACAGGTACCCACGGGGGAATCGAGGAACGCAACGAAGTGAAGTGTAGGTCTCGAAAGTTTTGAGAAATTTTCTTAGGTTAGCGGTAGGGGGATCTTCAGCGTACCAAAACGCACATAGGTCCTGGTGTATTGGGTTTGGTACGTTTGTTAATGAGAGGCTGTAAAATTATAATGAATATCAATTTGTTTATCTTCAGTTACTTCTATTCTATTAATGAGCTTCACCAGAGCTGCCTGAGGAATCTTACGGAACTCCAAGAGATCTACAACAGTCTGCAGGAGCTCCCTATCTACTCCACTTTCGGACTCTTCAGGACTCCTTGAGGTTTGCAGTTGTGTACGCCTTTGAGAAAGAGAGTCGCGCTCCTGCTGGTAGTCTTTAGAAAGATCCATGAAGTCCTGCTCTGTGAGGATGCCCTTAAGTTTATCTTCATAGAGCGCTTTTATGGTCCTCTTTATTTCACTGAGGCGAGACTCTACCTTGTCGATCTCTTTGCCTGCATGATCAACTTGTCTCTTCTTCCGCTTACCTGCAAGCTGCTGTGCTTCTGTTATAAGACCTCCAGTGTTCACTTCCTCTGCGAGACCCTTAAGACTCCCTAGAACATACTGTTCGAGCTCTCCTTCAGAGTATGTGTGTCTAGTACAGCTCCCGTGGCGTTTGTATCCTGAGCATATCAATACGAAACCGCTTCTAGGGGTCATTGCGAAGGTCATCCGAGACCCGCAGTCTTTGCAGAAGACAATACCTCCCAGGAGATGTGAGACCCTATTGTTGCTGTTCTCAGGTTTGGTGTAAGATTTGAGCTTGAGGAGTTGCTGGACAGTCTCAAACAACTGAGCAGATATAATAGGCTCATGGGTATTTCTCACGACAACCCAAGACTCCTTGGGAATAGATCGGGCTTTCTGTACTTTATAGTTGATCCGGCTGTTCTTATGTTGTGCTACGTGTCCCGCATAGGTGGGATTAGAAAGAATAACCTTGACGGTTTCTGCGTTCCACTGCTCAGATATTCGTTGCTTACGTGTCCTTAGAATCTGCGCTTTGTACATCGTAGGAGTAAGGATTCCTTCCTTATTGAGTCTACGTGCAATAGCAGATAGATTAGGCTTCAGACTATACTCCTCATAAATCCTACGCACTATAGGGGCAGTCTCAGGGTCTATGACAAGGAGGTTCTTATCGTATGAAGCTTTAAGGTATCCATAAGGAGCCACTGAGCCTATAAACTTTCCTTTATTCCTCTTACTGTTTATTGCAGTCCTGACATTCTTTGAGAGTTCCCTGGAGTAATAGTCATTCATGACCGCTTTGAAGGGAGTCATATCGTTATTACTATTGTTCTTCTCAAAGGTGTCTATACCATCATTAAGAGCTATGTAGCGTATATTTCGTTGAGGAAAGTATCTCTCAATGTAGTGGCCTGTGTCGATATAATCACGACCTAGCCTGGAGAGATTCTTAGTAATAACGAGATTGACTCTACCCTCTTCTATGGCCTTGAGGAGTCTTTTGAAAGCTGGTCGATTAAAGTTTGTCCCTGTGTAACCATCGTCAATGTAAATGTCCTCAATGTTCCAACCTTGCTCTAAGACGTAACGTGTAAGAAAGTCTTTTTGATTTGCAATACTTTCAGACTCAGCTTCATTTTCATCAGAGTCTTCCTTTGAAAGCCTCAAGTAAAGCCCTGCATTAAATATAGTGTGTCCAAGATCTAATTTTAGGTAAGCATCCTTTTCACGAAGAGCGCCCATACTGCCTCCTTCTGCTCTTCTCATAAAGATAACTCCCTACCGCTAACATTATTGTAATGCAGAGATAGGGAGCTTGTAAATCTATGAGTGTTAATTTTCGTTGATAATAACCTTTAGGATGTCTCTCAAGATCTCCTCAAGAGTCGGCCCTGTTTCGGCTAAGTGGACGTTTACATCCAAACGCTCTACACCTCCATTAGGTAATACTTAAGTTTTCTAAAGTACACAGTCAGCCCGAAGAGATCTCCAGGCAGTAAGTGCCACTGAAACACCAGGAGAGCTGTCAGGGAATCCTCAAGACTAACCAGGAGCGCAATATAAAAGATCATGTTGAGGATACCTTCAGTCTCCGATAATCTTATGACCAGGTACTAAATGACAATAAATAAGGACACCCATTAAGATGCCCTTAAGAGATCCTTAAGCTTTGACGAGCTCTAGACCCAAATTCATATAGATAATACAGCCCGCATTAGTTGGAGAAGCTACATCGAATGTCACAGCGGTATTAATAGGGAGCTCAATGAGAGCCTCTTGAATAGCGAGATTAGCTCCATTGGTAGACCCTGCAGGAATAGCGCTAGTATAGATAGCAGTAGCACCTTGCTTAAGCGCTACAGGGACATTACTGGAGCCTACAGGAGCCGAACCAGAGACTCTCCAGTTAGCGTAATGGATCTTCCAGTAATACCCTGGGACTGCTGCCATTGTTAAGACTCCAGCAGCATTGGCGAATGATCCGGTCAAAGGATGGGTTACGCCGGGTTTATCGTTTATTGAATGAAATAACATTGTAGTCTTTAGACTCCTTTCGAATTAACAAATAGATCCATAATATACCAAGACATATAAGCTCCAGCGGAACACCCGAGGATGACCACTAGGAGGTCTTGAGGATTGCCCATGAGGATTTCATATAGGATGTCCATCAGTCATCCTCACCTGCCTTCATTAGGATTGCCAGGAGAAGAGCTGAGGCAACCCAAGGGAGAGCCTCAAAGACATAAGCGATTAGAATCTCCATGAGTGCTTCACCTCTCCTCCAGTAACCTTCAGACCCGGAGAGGAGATCTCAGGGACATCCACATGGACTTCTAAAGAGATAGCCTTATCGATGCCTTTGGAGTGCGAATAAACCCTCTCTACTTCTACCGGGATATAGTCATCACCATTGTGGATACCGTAACCGAGGCTGACAGAGGTGTTCTTCTGGTACTCCTTCTTAGCCTCTGAGCGTCCAGCTTCTTTCGCTAAGGAGATAATACCAGTGAGGTCAATCTCTTGCTTTAGGATACCTTTGGTTCCACTTGAGGAGGCGCTTGAGGTCTTAACTGGTGCAGTCACTTCTACACCATTGACACTCGCTTTATAGGTCTGTGTTACTTCGACATCATTATCATTTCTTGATGTCTTAGGTACCGCTGAGACCTCTGTAGTGCTCCGTAGAGGTTCTATAGAGGCCTTGGGTACATTGGTCTTAGGAAGGTCTTTGGATAGCCATAAGAAGGCCCCAAGGAGTCCTAAGGCGAGAACAGTACCTATGATGTACTTTTTATTAATTGTAAATGTCATATAATCCATGACACTCCTTTATGATTAATCTAATGAGACCTAAAGACTATCTACCATTAACTTACACATAAACGTAAGCCTTCGATAGCCTTAGGTCTTCTTAAGATTCCTTAAGATCTATCATTGTTATATTACCTATAAAGAATAAGTAATAAGAGATAGATCTTAAAGAAGACCTTGAGTATATCCTTAAGATATATCTACAAGGGGCGGGAGACATCTGAGAGTCTTAGTTCATTCCTTAACACCTCTCCATTTCAGGTAGTCTTATAATGGAGATGATTGTGTTAAAGTCCCTAAGCCTTGTACTCTCAGACGTCTGCTACTCTAGAAGGTCTACAACATAGGCCCCGCCACTTCCTATGTTTTGTCACTTAAGACAGTATCGCATCTAGCTATTGACTTTAACAACTTAGATCTTAAGGTAGCACTTAAGATAGTCAATAGGTTTCTTTCCGGTTCGTGGCACAATCACTTTTCTCTTATCGTGGCACAATCAACTTCAGCGCCCAGTGAAGAACCCTTGAATGATATTGTACTGCCCTGGGATTACCCGAGATTTACTGGAGGATACCTTAGGAGGGAGCGAAGGAATAAACAGGACTCCTCTGTCAGGGTCCATCCATTGTTCTAGGGCTTCCTCAAGTTTCTCCTGGAGGCCTACATCGGCAGACCTTGCCATAGCTTCAACCCAAAACGCTATAGCACCACAGAGGGCATCCAAGCGGTCATCGTGACCTAAAGATCCTTTGTCCTTACTGATACGAGTGAGCTGATAGAAGAGACTTCGCAGGTAATCCTTTTCATACATTTGGAAGTCCTCAATTATAACCTGAGGGTCTACAATAAGCCTGTGCTGTTGGAGGACAGGTTCTATAGTGTCTATGATCCTCTTCTCTTTCTGAGTGGAAGAGCGAACCTCTGAGATTGTACAAGGGTACAGCTCCCGGAAGACCGGAGTGAGAATCTTAGTAAACATTCCGTCCCCGAAGTTAGACTCACAGACTACATCAGTAACCCCATAGAACTTAGCTTTGAGAGCTAAGGCCCTCAGGACTTCATCGGTATAGCCTTCCTTAAAACCACCGCAGGCCACCAAGAAGAGATAACCGTTCAGATACTTGACGATAGCATAAGCTGTTTCATCTTTTCCGCGACCACTCGGGTCTATAAACATACACGCCCCAGAATAAGGAGCGATCTCTTTAGACCTCTCAAAGGGTCCGAAGAAGTAGTCGTTCTTAAGCGCCACACAAGGGACATCAAGAAGGCGTAACTCAGGGGTCTTACCCCAATGCCATTTGAGACTTGTTTCCTTTAGGTCCAAGTCAGCTACAATCAAGTCTGATACTTTCAGAGGGTACTTGTCGGCATCCGTGAGGTTGGTATTAAGGAGAAACTGGAGAGCGAAACCCGCCCTACCGTAGGAGAGTCTACGAGTTGCAATCTCTTCCATGTTGAAGCGTGAAGGCTCTGTAGATTTCCCGGCCCACTTCTCAGGGTCTGCATCATATTTTGTAGCAATGAAAGGAGCGAGGTTTCCACCATAATCATTTCGTTCCTTAGCACTCTCAGGGTACAACAGAGGATAGATTACAGCTTTATACCCTCGCTTCTGGAGCTCATTATAGAGACTCATTTCATTTTGAGGAGTCCCCAAGTAAATGATTTGACCGCCAGGTTTTAAGATAGCATCGAACTCTCTGACAGCTTCCCCAAGTTGATCCCTTTGCTTCTGCGTGCCGGAATTATTAGGAACCTCTACGTCATCAGCTATGAGGATGTCTGCACGAGAGCCTGTAATCTGTCCGGTGATACCTACAGACTTAACACTAGGGGCAATATCAGGAACAGCTCCATGTACATCAAAGAGGTTCTGAGTGTCTCGCAGGCCTGCTGCCTTATCCTCAGAGGTTAACCTCAAGCACTCCAAAAAGGGTACAGTATTAATGATCTTTTTAATGAAGTTAGCATTAGCGTCTGCACGTTCTTTAGATGCCGATACAATTTCAACCTTTAGCAGGGGATTCTTCCAGAGCCTCCAGACCACATAAGCACACGTAATGAAACTCTTAGCTACCCCTCGGAAACCCTCAAGGATAAACCGAGAACAAGGAGGATGCTGTAGGGTCTTAGCCATATCATTTTGAATAGGCGTAGGATTAGGCAGACCGATCATCTTCCAGATAATAAAAAGGAGAACCCTGAAATCCTTCAAGGCTCTCTCAATCTGTTCTTTAGTCCACTGCACTATTGGATCTCCGTAGCATCCTCATCGAAGTCCGGGATGTCCTCCATTTGATGTCTGATTTGAGTTACCCCAGGGGTTTCTGGAGTAGTAACCAGCTTGTTTTCCTTGAGGAACCTTCGGACAGCCGTGAGGAAGGCGGGACTTTTCCGTAACTCATCGTCCTTAAGACCTTCCTTGAGGACTTCGACTTCTAACTCAGCAATTTCATCTAATTTCTTTTCATCAATTTTAGCCACTGTTGTTGACCTAATTTCTCCGTATGTTTAACCTAACATTGCGAGTGCATCATTACACTCATTGATCATCCGAGTCCTAAGGCCCTCTACAATATCCTCAGGGTTACTTGTGGAAATCCAATCACTCTTATTTCGAGAGAGTGAGCGCACCTCATAGATTGCCTGGATAAACTCTTGAGTTGAGGGATGAGGCTTTAAATCATACGCCTCCACAATCAAGTCTACGATCCATTTCGGACCATAATGTACAGCAGCAGACCAGACAATCTGGTGCATAGGGTCCTCAGGCCATTTATCAGGACACCAGCCAGCGTCCCTCAGGTTCCCCATAGCAACATCAAAGTAATGTTCCTTCACATATTGCCATTGCCACCTTAAGAACTCCTCAGCGTCAACCTCAGCAGTCTTCTGCCAAGCCTCATCAAAAGAAGAACTCCCAGGTTCTCCAGAGTTAGCTAAGTATTCGGCATTAGCGTAACCCTGCCCTAGGAGCCACCTTATGAAGTCTTGCGGAATCCCTGAAGCAGTAGCGAATTGATAGGCTCCATAGGAAGCCCCTCCGAGATCCCCAGGAGTGTGAGCTACACACCCAGGGTCTCCGTTAGATTCATATTTAGCGGATAGATCACCTAGCACTCTTCAGACACCACCTTAATAAGTTGCTCCGGTCGCTGCTTGTAACCATTAGTGAAGAAAGCAAAACAAGGTGTGAAACGAGCTATCTTTGCTGTGCTAAACTCTCGGTAGTTAAAATTGATGTAGACTACCTTATCGCCTTCCTTAAGGTCTCTCCCTAAGAAATCTTTAGGCATTAATTCTTACCTCCTAATTGTTGAGTATTTACTGGAGCTTTGATACTTGAGGGACCTTGAGGTTGCGTAGGGTATCCTCCTTGGTTCCACTTACTAGCGATACCAAAATTAATACCGTAGTAAGCAGCCACGATCCCATAAATAGACAGCAGATCCGTAATAACAAAGGTAGTCTTGAGGAGACCATTAGAAAGCTGCTCAGCGATCCCGAGACTAATAAAAAGGATTGTAATGATCCGCATTTCTTTAGTAACCATTATTTACCTTCTGTTCTAAAATGTCTTACAATCTTATAGACTAGCCAGCCTGTTTGCACCACAGTATATAAAAGGGTAGCAAAAAGGACCCACTCAGAAAGAGAGAGTCCTAAGATTGACCCTGTGGATACTGTGACAGGTGGGGCCATCTTCAGAAGTTCAGTTTTAACCTCTTGATTTTCCATTTAACCTCCTTATACTTTATAACTTAAGTAAAAAATCCTCAGCTTTAGTAAAAAAGTGATTGTGTCCAACCTCACTTAAATGAGAGGTATCGTTTGCCCCTTGAAAGAAGCGCTGACGGTATGAACTATTTAATCCTGGATATAATCCAGCATCCTTAGAATCAAACACAGGAACACCGTAATACTGACATTTGCTTATGATTGCTTGAGTGTAAGCATCTAGAGCATTATTTGTGCCTTGGCGATTCCACGGAACAAAGAAACATATTTTTGCTCCGTTTCCTGCGTAAATTCCAAGTAATGAACCGAATATTAATTGATCTAAACCAGCATTAAAATCAGCTAACGGCAGACTTATGTTGTAGTCATTCTCCCCGCCTATAACAACAATGTAGTCGCTATCGGTATCAACATCTGTCGACAGACGAGTTACAACAGGTGTAAGTCCACTTCTTATACCAATTAGCCCGTCACCATTTATTCCTTTATTAACATACGTCATGTGATATTTTTCTGCTAGTTTGTAGTGCCATGTCTCCTCAACTGGATGAGTATTGTTCTTTACATAGCTATCGCCTATAAAGGTAATTTTTTTTCCGTATAGCGGGGAGCTTGTTATACTTGAGTCTTTAATAAACTTATACAAATATAACGGTCCGTTAACACATGCATGTGTTAATTTTAGATATTCAACATCATCTTTGACGATATATCTATAAGTCGTAGTTACATATCCGGGATTGGTTACTGCATAAATAGCCTTTAGATAGTTCCAACTGGCATCGTATTTTCCCAGAACGTTAGCATTTTTTACCGTTGATACCGTAAATTCAATAATATCTCCTTTGCGGAGTGTTAGAGCTACAGTTTCCCAATTAATATCGTGGTTAGTCTGCAATCCCTCGTTTGCACCTGCGTTTACATCGGCAATATAACCGTTAACGGCTGCTGGTATAATCCTTACTTTTTGTCCATCTAAACTGTAAATTCTAAAGTCAGCAGCTACTGTCGTGACTAAATTCTGAGTATAAACAGTACCCCATGCATCTCCCTGTTTCCATACTTCTACAAGCATCTTAGTTATTGTATTATCATAAGGTATTAGATAGTTAGATTTAGTCGTTTCTGCTGATGTGTTACTGCCATCAGCAAAGTATTTTCTGACTCTCACCTTATAAAGCGTATCATCAAATGACAGTAGTAAGTCTTTGCCATTTATGAAATTAAACTGAGTTACAGCAGCATAAAAAGCAGTATTTATAACTCCTGTAGAACCTGTTACTACTCCTAAGACATAGCTTTGCAATAAAATAGTAGCGTTTGGATTTTGTGTAATTAATTGTGCTAGAGTGTCATCTGCTATTTGTTTTTGCGTAATCGCCTTATCTGCAAAACCCGTACTTAGATAATTCCCGCCTCTAATCCACGCACTATCCCAAAAGTACCAACCCCCATCAACATCAGCACCTTTAGTAGTTACTGCAATAGTACCGCTTGCGCCAGTAGTTCCAGCACTATAAACAGGAGCAGTGCAAGCGCCAATTTCATTTTTAGTGAATGTTACAGTTGCTCCAGCGCCTCCGGTTGTCCAACCTGTAAAGGTACCTGCCCTAATGGCGGTCGCAACTAAAGTCGCTGTATTTTGCGCTGTAGTTAAGGCAACGTTAGTCAAAACACCATTAAGTGTAATAGATGCATTTCCGTTTGTAGTGCAACCGCCTGTTACAGTTAAAGTTTCAACTTCTGCAACATTGCCTGATACAATATAAATATTGTTATTTCCTGTTGGATATGCAGTTTGCAAATCAGATAGATAGGTATAAACACCTTTAGGGGACGCAGACAAAGCTTGCATTTCGGATAAATAATTAGATGCAATTAACTCCGATATACCGGCTGCTGTAGCACTGCCAGCAGCGTTTATTTCACTTATGCCAGCCCCAGCAGCAGCTCCTGTAGCTACGCCTGCTGCTGTTTCCGCTTCTTGCTGAGATAGAAGACAATCAACTTTTATTTCCTCCAGCTCCTCAAGGAACTCTACAGGATTAACTAAAATATCTATCTGCTCCTGTAGATAGTTTTCCGCAGTTATCGCTCTGTCGGCCTCTTCCTCTGTCAAGTGTAAGGTTTGGACTTCAGAAATTGTAAGGTCTTCAGCTCTAAATACGGTAGCGTCTGACCAAGTTAAAAGTCTTTGAGAAGATGTCAAACGGAATATATCTATTTTACTACCCAGTGCAGGAGGAAGTGTGAATTCAACCTGCGCGTCTGTTACAGTATAATCCACACCTTGCACCAAAAGGGTTCCATTCAGATACACTTGAATAAAAGCCTGTCTTAAGTACTCAAAACCAAACACGAATATTTTTTGACTACCATCTCCCAGAAATGTAACCCTTGATTTTCTATCTGTTGTCACTAATTATTACCTCTTTCTTATTTTATTTGGAAGGTCTGATTCATCGACTAGGGTTTCTGTAAGTTTAACCATAGGAAGCCAATTCTGCAGCGGGAAGGTTCTAAAGACATCCCTGAGATCCCCTTTACTCACCTCAGGTCTATCCGTGACAGTCTGTTTTACTGCCTTGTAACCTGTGTAAGCTGTGTCAGCTATGGATGTCCCTGCACGTACAGCCGGGAATTGAGAAATGAAATCCCCTGCCATTTGTCCGAAAGATCTCTCCTGAGGTCTCTTAGAGAATTGGCTAGAGCGATCTACAGTAGTCCTAAAGGATTGACTTCCCGTGGTAGCCTCATAGATGTCTTGCCCAAAACTCAAGCCTGTTCCTAAGACGCTTCTTAAGAGAGCAGCTCTAGCTAGATTCTGAGGGCTTAATCGGTCCTCAAGGTACTCCTGCCGTTTCCCTTCATCATCTGAGAACCTCGCCCAGGCTTTAGCGTGAGTTAGTCCCGCATATACCATCGTATTGGTAGCCATAGAAAGCATTAAGGAAACCACATCATCAATCTCATGATGAGTCATAATCCTGGCAAGCTGTCCATTCATAACCTTCATAGAGAAGTCTTTAAATTGAAACATCATCTTAGTGAAGTTGTTAGCACTGGATAATAGGTTGTGGTTTCCAATGGTGTTCTGCTGGAGAGCCCTCAGAGACTGATTATCAATGATGGTCTTCCACTTGTTATATGTCCCAGGGTCTTCCTTTTGCCACCTATAAAGGTTTAACTGCGTGACAATCCCTTCAGAATCCCTTTGGGCATACTTATTGATTGCCACCTTGACTTCCTCGGGGCCTACTTTGTTTAAACCCGCAGCATTCATCTTTGGGTCACTGAATGGATTCCTAAGAGGTCCTACAACTTTCCCCGCTGCCCAATCAAAAGTGTCTTGCATAGTGTCTTTACGGATTCCACGGAGCATGTTGTCAGTGAGCTTAGGGAGCATGGATACTGAAGACACAACGCGACTCGCAAAGTTGACACCTGTCTGAACCTTATCCATGTACTTCAAGAGATCTCCTTTAGTACTTGCCTCTTGCCACTGTCTACTCTGCCAATCAGTCTTCCATACAGACCTTTCAAGGGTAGCTCCAAAGACCTGCCTCTCGGCTTCTTTAATCAATAGTGCTCCCTGGTCTCCAACCCTTAAAGCCCTCATAAAATTATCTACTGAGGGAATCAAATGGGTAACAGCTTTGAAGCCTACATAAGCAATAGCGCCAGAGAGTTCTCCTATTTGGTTTGCTCCCATCATGCTCCCGTTTTGAGCATAACTGATACCCTTAAGAAGATTTACAAATGCCCCATATTGACCCTTAACATCTCTTTCCCTTCGCAGGCCTCGAATCTTAGTGAGACCCTCATCGAAAGCCTCAAGATTTCTTTGGACTTCCACAGGGTTAATATGTTTGAATTTCTCAGCCTTAGCGAGGTCACTAGCAAATAAGGCCCTCTTCTCGGTGAGTTCGGCGGTATCCTTAGCGAAGTTCCTAAGAGCTGCTTCTCCAGCAAACCTATTGATATTCATAGGCACAATCCTATCCAAGTCATTAGACCGCAGGTGGATGTCATAACTGAAAGGTTCTCCCCAAGGAGTCTCAAGAATCTTAGTGGTATCCATTGGGACTCTCTCCTGCAAAAAGTGAAGGGTCTCACTCAGTTCATGCACAGACCCCTCTTTGAATATGTCCAAGTTTGACAGGTTTTGATCTCCAACACCAACGGCCCACTTACGGGCGCTCTCATTAACAGCAACTTCGACTTCCTCAGGAGTTACTGAAGGTTTTTCAGGTTTGTCCGGGAGAGCTTTGGTCATACGTCCAGCAGCCTTGTCCCGCTTTAATTCCCATGCTTTCATATCTTTGTTATACTGGACGGTCTTCTCGTTAAGGAGCTTCTCTTCAATCTTGTCACGCTTAATAGCCTTCTGAGCGTAATTCTCAAGCCAGTTGATGCAGTCTTCCATTGTATTAAACTTATTTACAAAGGTCAGCCATTTGTCATCATCGACAGCTCTCCACATCTCATCATCAAGCGCCTTCCATTCTTTTGGTAAGAGATTTTTAGTACCTGCTCCGAACATCTCCGAGGATTTCTTAGCAATGTCGATCATAGAAGATCTTAAGACACTTAGGTTATGAGCTGCTTTAACGACAGCAGGGTCCCATTCTTTTGTAAGAAGTCCTGCAGTATTATCCGTATAAGTCGCATTGTAACATTCCCTAACTTGCTTGTTGAAGTCCTGGAAACGTCCCGGAGATATAGGCCCTTGTTCTACTATGGTCTTCTGAAGGTAATCCATCCGGGTATCTAAGTATGCCCCCCAGTGCTGCTGGAGTTGTCTCATTATCCACTCTTTCTGTCTTTCGATAGGAGGCACACCATCCTTTCGAGGGCGCTGCCGAGGATCATGGAACAACTCTGCTGCCATCTCTTTTCCGTGTTTAGAGACAGAGTTACTTAAGATCCCATGTACTGTCCCGTAGAGCCTACTCGCTTCAGCTTTACGGCTAACCCAGTTAGCAGCTTGAGAAACAATATTACCTGCCCCCGGTTCGACATCCAGAATATGACTCATCAAGTTAGGATTTAGAACATTAGCAGCAGAGAATTTGATATTATCGTCCAGAGCTATCACTGATCCATCAGGAAGAGTACGGTAACCTTGAGTCTTCTCTACTTCATTCTGTAGGCTCCTCTTAACAAAGTCCCTTAGTTCCACATCAGACAGATCCGCTTTACCACCAAGTTTCTTGAAGGCTCCTGAGACACCCTTACGGAGTTCCGAGAGTACCTTGTCTTGTTGACCTCTCTCAATCCAATGCCCTAAGACTTCCTCCCAGCCTCCTCCAGGTACAGACTTGACTGCATCCAACCAAGCACCTTTAGGCTTCTCAATGCGCTTCAGTACAGCATCACGAACAGCATTATAATGTTTTTCTCCCCAGGTTTCCTTGAGGTTCCCATGTACGCCTATTTCGTGTGCTAAGAGATTCTCAATGTTATCCCCAGGCTTAAGGGCATCCTTGACTATGAGAGTCAGTCCTTCGTCAGCCTTATGGAGAGCCTTGACGTTAGCTGGGAGAGCTCTTCCTAAGTCCTTAGCGAGACCTTCTAATTCCTTCCGGGAAACAATAGCGACCTTACCGTCCTCCATGAGCTTAGATAAGCTGGGAGACTGAAGGCCCTCTCCGAATTTCCTGTCAGACATCTTAAGGACATCCTCCCGGATAGACCTCAATTCAGAAGGTGTAGGGAGTCCCATAGCCTGCGTTACTGCATGAGTCTCTGCGTTATCAAGCTTACCCATGAGATTTCGAGTGCTTTTGTTTCTTCCTATGAAATCCCCGAAAGCTCCTAAGCCAGCCCCAGCGATACCACCAATCAGCGCTGCAGCCTCATAGTCCTGCTTATAACCACCGTACTTCTCAGCCACTTTTCTTTCGCCTACATTAATTAAAGCATTAGTAGCAGCCAGCTCACTGTACCGAGCAAATTTAGTGAGAGCAACCTTCGAGGCTGACCCTCCAAGTCTCCCTAATGCTTTAGCTAAAACAGCCTCTTGCCCTAAAGGAATCAGGATAGTAGGGTCTGACAATAATGCCCCAGCAAGAGTCGCGCCGTACTGAGGAATAGAAGCAATACCACCTTTGTAAGCATCAATGCGTTCTCTCCGCTGCATATCCTCTTGTTTCATTTTGGTCAACCTTAAGAGGTGCTCTGAGTTCTCCGCATTGGAAAGTACCCATCGTTGACCCTCAAGATCCCCAGGGAGCGCCTGATTAACGTAATCAATATCTGCTTGAGTGAGACTTAAGGGAACCCTACGGTCTGTCCCTACTCCTGCCCACATGACTCTTCCCATGCCAACCGTACCGGAATCATACCAGGAGTCTAAGAAACGATTCTTTGTCATTTCCCAGTAGGTGTAAGGAATTGGCTCATTAGTAGGGGAGGTAGGAGCATGAGCCCCAAAGGAATCTTGACCACGATCCACGAGACCGGACAGAGAGAACCCGTTAAGGTTCCCCATGATTCTCTCTACATAGTCCTTGGTCTCCTGATATGGAGGTATTCCCCCGTGCTCTTGCACTGCGCCAGGACCTGCATTATAAGCAGCCAACGCCTTAGGGACATCCCCGTTGAAAGCCTCTAGCTGCTGCTTGAAATATTTAGTTCCTCCCAGGATATTCTCACGGGGATTATTAGGATTTACCCCGAGACCTTGAGCAGTCTCAGGCATTAATTGCATTGCTCCTAAGGCCCCTGCAGAGGATGTTAGGACTGTCCCATCAGAGTTAAAATGATTACCACTCGACTCCTGCTGGATGATTCCCCGGATCAGCTCTTTAGGGACCCCATGAGTATTACTAGCTTCTTCTATAAGGGCTTCTAAATCAGGCATTGACTGCCTCCTTTCGTGTTTAATCTCCTCCGTAGAGCATAGGCTCATAATCTTGAGAGGGCTCTCGTAATGCCAAGGCTTCATCTAAGGTCACACCTGGAGGAGCTGCTTGAGGTTGGCTTAAGATGTAATTACCGGAATACGCAATATCGTTCAAACTATAGGTAGCATAACCGCCTCCTCCAGTGAGTCTAAAGGTTCCCCTGTTGACATCAAAGGTGGTGTGGATATGTTCGGGGCTTACCCCTGTGTCCTTTTGGAACTTATCATAATAGTAATCAAAAACCTGTCCCCCTATCTTAACGCGATCAGGGGAGTTGATTCCATTGAAGATTGAGCGAGGAACCGCTGTGTCTTTCCATATATAATGCGTCTTTTGTGCAGTAGCTTTGGCAGTCTCTACGGCTTGCTCCACGTCCATTCCAGAATAAACTAACCAAGTAGCCAAGCCTTGGACCCTTTCCATTACAGACCGATTAGCTGCAGCGCCTACATTAACCTTGACTTGATTACCTGCGAGATCTGAGAAACCGCTAAGAGAAGTGTTTGCTAGGCGGTCCATAATATCTAAATCGGTATTCTTAACAAAAGCTTTATCCTTTGCTCTCTCCCTTCCCTGAGCGTAAAGACCAATTGCCTCTCGGATGTCGCCCCCATTAGCTTGTGCCAGGAGCTGAATCGTTTCAAGCTTGTGGGAGACCTCAGTACCCATCATCTTATAAAAGGCTCCATCATCCGTCTGGTACATCTGAGTGGCAGACTGAAGTTGATCAGAGAGGACTGCTTTACCTGAAGAATCTGTAGGGAGCTTATCAACAGTAATGGTGTCTATGGCATTGTTGAGCTGCATCTTGATAGAGTCTGCGTAATGCTTTGCAGGTCCCCAAGAGAGGAGCTTCATGGCTTCCGCAGTCTTCTGTCCTGTATCAGTATTAGGGTTACTCATTATTGACTTCAGTTGCTCATCAACAAAGTTATTAACCATTTCCGGGTCCCAGTCTTTAGTCTTATCCACTAGGTTCCCATTGGAATCCCTGTGTTTATAAGATACCTTAGGAAGAGTCCCGTAGGAATCAGCTACCACTTTCCCAGAAGCATCTTTATTCTCTCCTGCAAGGTAGGCCCGGAGTTGACCCTTCAGAATTGAAGAGCTCTGAGAACTAATATATTGTTGCTCTGCTGCTGCGAATTGACCAGCCAGCTTCTTCTTTTCTTGTTCGATCTGATAGCGGTAGACGTTATCCCGATAAGGAGACATTACATTAAACCAGTGAGGATCGTTGTTCTGCCACTCTGTATATTTTGCGTTGGCTTCTTCTTTAGTCATCCCTTGGAGAGCCTCAAGACTACTCTGCACCTTAGCGCCGAAGAGCTGGGAAGTCTTTTGTTCCGCTAATTGTTGCACATCGTGCATGTTGAGATTCTGCCCGAGGTATACTGGAGACCCATCAGGTTTAGACCCTATAACCACTTTATCAGCTACTGCCTGGATCTTAGTGTAATCCCCGGTGGACTGTGCTAGGTCTACAGCCATCTCACGGGCTAACTTAACACGCTCAGGAATAGTGAAGCCGAGTAAACGTGTATCAGCAAAGACATCTGATACAGACTTAGTTAATTCCTCAGAGGTCATCAAGTGAGCCTTAGCTGTGACTTCTCCTAAGGTAGCCTGAATGGTTCCCTGAGCAATACTCTTCCTCTCAACCTCCAGCTCCCCTAAACGAGTCCCCGCGAAAGCTGCCTGATCTGCCACATGGTTCTCATAGAAGCCCCTCTGAAAGGCTGTAGGATCTGAGGCTTTCTCAGCTACTTTCCCGAAGTACTCCTGATTGAATTTATTGAAACGTGACACTTCCTCATCGGCAGTCTTTGCGGGATCTTGGGACTGCCTGAAGGTGTTATACTCATCCTTGGAACGCGCAGCGAAGTAAAGACCTTTCATCTTTTCTACCGCAGCCACGGCATAAGGATTCTTACTGAGAGTCTTATCAGGTCCATAGGTCTGCAGAATGTCAATAGCTGTGAGGTCTCTCATGTCTTTCTCTGAGGTCCCCCTGGCAATTCTTTCAGCTTCCTCTACTCGGATCTTCTGACGAGCTACAGACGCTTGTCCTTCATTCACTGCAGCATCCCCAAGGAGACCTAAGGATCTAGCAAGTTCACTCTCACCAGACCCTGCTGCAGAAGATTTGATACCAAGGGAACTCAGGCGCTTTGAGTAGATGCCTTGAGGGTTTCCTGTGACTTTCTGCTGATTACTAAAAGCTGCTTCTACATTACTAGCCATTTCCTGGGTTCACCTTCTTCCGTGTTTTCGCTCCTGTGTAGAGGTTCCAATCCATTCCATCTGCATTAGCCTGAGCCTGCTGATTCTGAGCTGAGGTATAAGCGCCTGCTACTGTCGACAATGTACGAATAGCAAAGGCGGTCTTACTGGGCTTTTGAATACCTCCTATTGCAGCCTTCGCGTTTAAGAGAGTGGTTTCCTTATTAAGATCAATCTCACCGGATTTGGAAGAGTATTGGTCTTGAATAGCGGACACTGCACGCGCTTCTGAGGCTTTAGCACTTCTCTTCAATAGTTTGCCTGTGCTACTATCGCCCAGATCCTCATTCACTGCAACATCTAGCGTAGCTCCTGTACGTGCAGCGTTTAAACGTACATCCGCTATTTCCTTTACTGCAGCGTCAAACTCATCCTGGCGCTGGATCTCTAGATTCATGAAGTCTCTATTCATAGAGCTTACTATAGCCTTCCCTTGGGCTTCTGCCTGTTTAGCCTGAGCGCGGGAATTTACTACATCCCCGGCAATCTTTAAAACAGCCCCTGCGACTACACCCATCTACTAATCACCTTCTCCCCTTTCAAATAGAAATACCTTTGATGTATCAGTCTCCCGCACCCACTTACATCCCAGCCACGACAGCCAGTTAATATGTAAGAAGTTGTTTCCATAGACTGCATTAGAAACCTTAGGGGCCATCTTAAGAAGTTTCTCATGTAGATACCTTTTACTAAATCTAAGGAATTCTATAGAATGATCATGCACATGAGTTGTGAGGACCAGCCAAGGAGTGACCACTACTGCTTCATTCAATCCTGCATATGCGATTGAGAAGCCTCCGATCCCTAAGATCTCCCCTGAGGAGTGCTGTAAGACTTTTGCATCTTCAAGAATACCCAAAGGCTCCTCATAAATGGAGTGGCCTGTCACTGCTTCGATCTCCTTCAGGTCCTCCTGTCGAGCGTTCTTAAGGAAGTCCATGAGGTCTCCTATTGTTAATGTTCGAATGAATATCATATTCGTTGACTCCTTCTGTAGTATGTTCCATCCCAGCCAGCCCCAATGAAACTAAAAGGCGTAGGCGCGTCTGATTCAATAGTAATGACACAACCTGTATTTAGAGACTGCACTGGAAAAGTAAAGATCCCTGTCTCCAGAGGAATCGACCCGAGTATATTTGAGGAGGCCCCTAGAATTCTTGAGGTCCAGTCGTACTCATAAGTCTCCTTCCCGATGTGAGACACAATAGCCTTGAAATAACCTGTCTCATTGAAGTGCAACCAGAAGTGTTTTACTGTTAAGCGCCCCTCAGTATCTGCTTTAGTACCGCCTTTACCATCATCTGTTTTGATCATGCAGGTTGTAGGCCTCACTGTAGCTTTGAAGGTCTCCCCGACTACCACTCTCTTTCCTGAGATATTCCCAGGGATCTCTATAAGACCTGTCTCGCAGTCAATGTCAGAGTAGACTCTATACCACCCATCTGGAAGCAAGACACCATAGTGAGCATTGGCACAAAGATCAGTCTCGTAGAGGGCGCGAATGTTAAGCTGTGTGGTGTCCTTAAAGGTATCATAAGATTCACTTGGGATTACCTCTGAGATGACCTTACGATCCAGGAAAGCTCTATAAGGTTCATCAGGTAGATCCTTAGTGTTGTACGTGAATAACATCTTCTCCAAGAAGAGACCGTCTTCGCGCTTCATAAGAAGGATAAGAGTAGATCCCTTAAAGGTGGCTCCAAGGATCTCCGCTGTACCAAACTCCCAGAAGGACCAGGAAGATTGTATACGCACCTCTTGCCGAAACAAGTACTTATAAAGGAAGATTTTCTTAGGAGCCCCTGAAGTGAGCACAAGCACAATATTCTCACGAGTATTAGCGAGGATCTTATGGACACCTTTAGGGATAAGAGAAGGTACATGCCCTGAGACATCTTGTGCATTATTAACCTCAGAGACAGCCTCTACTGCGTAGTACTCCATTAAAGAGGTGTACTCTTCTCTGCTTGAGGGGAAGTATACATTCTTCCCGGCTCCTACAGGTTTAGATGAGAGGTCACAAGCAAAGTCCGTAGTATGATCTAAGCGAAAGGTCTTAGGTGTAACTATTCCGTCAGCCTTTCCTAGAAACTGGGTGGACTCTGAGAAGACCAAGAGGTTCTTATCAAAGGGAACGGCGTGATACAAAGTGGATACTGTCTCATTTGGCGCAGCATCATCTATCATATCTGAGTCTAGGACCTCGAAAGCAGTAGTCATCCAGAACTTGAAGAACTCCCCGGATTTACTTAGGATAACATTCTCCCCTGCGAGGAAGCCTAAACGGTTCCTATAGAAGAAGATGTCATTAATACGCTTGCCTACGAAGGAAGGAGCAGGATTACTGTCATCATCACCCACTGTTCTCTCCTCCCAAGTGGCAGGTTTATAAGTGAATGACCCGTCTGCTTCTCTCACGATTACATGGGGCATCGTAGAGGCATCATAAGAAGTCAAGACGTTAGGTTTAACTGTTTCCTTCCACACGCCTTTTGCTCTGTCAAACTTCAAATAGTAATTATCAGCAGAACTCCCAGGCTCCCCTGTGACTTCCACAGTATAACCATCAGGAGCCTTCTGAGGAAGAAGGGAGAACTTCTGGGTAGCTTTAAGGAATCCAAACATAGCTTGATTATTGAAGCCATCTTTAGTATCAACTGAGGTAATAGGTGTCCCTTCCTTAGTAATGTAAAGCCAGCTCTCCCCTTGTGTAACTGTCCATCCTGCAGTAGTCGCTGCTGTCTTTAACTGGGTTGCAATGTAATTAGTGTCAATCATTGCAGTATGTGAGGGATCATCACCATTAGGAGTTACGTATGAGGCAATTACAGTACCGTTGATTATAATGCTGTATGTTCTTCCGTATTGACCACTCTTGACGTTGATCAATGCCCCTTGGGTGGCCCACACATCAGGAGAAGCGGTAGAGCTCAACAGGGCTTTCGTGTCCTTATTAATCACGAAGGTATAATCAGCAACAGTTACAGCCCTAAAGGATTCCCGAGGAGTTCCTGAGGTAATATAAGGGAGAGATCCAAGAGCATAATTCACGGTCTTCTCGTTGCCTTCTAGATCCCAAATTCTAACTGTAGTGCCAGTGAAAACCATGATATACTGTTCGGCCTCATCACGTTGGGCGAAGTGGACCAGAGGGGGAATCCCTGAGGCTAGTAAGGTAGGATCTAAAGTAGCCAGGTGAACAGTCGGAGGACGCTTTTGAAGCCCATCTGCCTCTGAAGACCAGCAATTACTTTGTAGATCTAACTGCTCAGGGTGTCTTAAGATTGGAGGCTGTTGACTCATACCAGCTACAAGGTTCTTAATAGTTTGTGAGATAAGTGTCATTAGGTCCTCCCTAGAATCCCGAAGACATCTGGGCGTTGTAGCATATTAGGTCTTTCAACATCCAGGAGGTACTCTTGAAAGTGAGCCCAGGCTTCCTGTACTTCACCACTAAGGGATTGAGTCACCGTGTCATCTCCCTGATACTTTGCTTGAAATTCTAGAGCAGCCCTAGCTGTGATATACGCCTTTGCAGTCTCAGGAAGATCCTCGAAGTCAACCAATAGAACAGCCTGGACAACTATAGGAGCAGTGAATATATCCGTCTGATTCTGGAAATCATAAACGTAACTACCCCGCTTGTTGTATATCTTAGAACCTGTCAAGCGGATAATGAGAGAGTTCCATGTAATCTTCGAGGTATAAATATCAGGATTCAGAGTATAGGAATTGTTCGTGTTGAAAATCCATCCTCTACTTTGAAACTTTCTACTCACCCTCTCAAGGAATTTCACTGCGTTAATCACATCTACATTTGTAGGGTTCTCTATGGAGTTAACTGGAGATTCCCCAATGGAACTGAGGATCTGATTTACAGCCTCTAATTCCGTATCAATAAAAATGTTCAAACACTTGAGTCTCCTTTCGTTCTGAGATTAAAAGGTAAAAAAGGGAGAACCTCAAGAGGCCCTAAGGACCGTCCAAAAGTTCTCCCCTTTAAGTTCATCTTATGAGAATGTTACAGTACCCATTTGAGCTGCCTCAGGGCGAAGACCTTTCATGCCAATTGCCATTTTAGCGACCATCATATCACCTTGGAACTCAATACGCCGACCGTGTTCCAGACCCATTTCTTTCAGGTTTAGGAAGCCAGCAGCAGAACGATGAGCAGCAATAATTTTAGTCTTAGAGGCATAAGCAGCCGGGAATACATGACCGCCACCTTGGATAGCGTTCGCATTGTCTGCACCGCCTAGAGTTAAATGAGGCACAGTAACTAGATCAAAACCAGCTACGCGCTCAGGACGAGCCTCTTGAATGTTACTCGAACCGCCGTAATCTTTATCAATGACAATCTTAGCAGCCACAAGTGCAGCATTGACCTCAGGAGCCAGAAAGGCAGTACGTTCAGTCCTAGGAACATAGTTCTTGTCGAGGTTATACTGCATTTCCAGAAGCATGTCTAAGTAGTATTGTCCCATGGTCGCGCTTATAAGAGAGGTCCCTGTCGCAACCGTAGTGTTGACAATTGCAGGTAGGCCAAGGCCTGTCAGGTTTGCAGTGCCTGCTACAATCATCTTTGCGATTTCAGCTAACATACCAGCATCACGAGAGATCGCTAAGGCTTCCCCAAGTTGTTTTGCATATTCCTGGGCTACATCCCAATGAGCCATAGCATCATCCAAGTCTGTGATCAATGCGGAAGCTGTTAACAGCCCATCAATTAGAATAACGAGTTCACCTACAGCAATATTCTGGAGTTGAGCATCCAGGGAATTCCCTGGGGTTAAGTATGCAGCCGATGCCCGACCACTAACAGGAAATGCTGCAGATTTGCCTTGAGTGATTGTACGGGTCATAAAGCGGTCTTTAGTTACAGTGTTGCGCTCCAGAGCAGCGATAACGTCTACTGCAGTATTCTTGAGAAATAACTCCAGAGCGTCTGAATTTCCTTGTTTTAAACCAGGCTGTGCAATTGTAATTGCCATAATATTCAATCAATTCCCTTCATATAGGCACGTTGGCCTTCATTTTATTTAACTTGAATAGACCTCAAGGATTACGCAAAGAGACCTTTAGAAGCTCCCACTTTAGCCCGATGAGCTTGAGTGTACGCCGAGTCTCTTCCGTATCGAGGGTCTTTAGCTGCAGCGATAGCTTCTGCAGCGTTCTTGTAGCCGACTGTCTGTGAGGGAGCCCCGCCTCCTGTTATTGAAGGGTTCCGGGTGCCGTATTTTTTAGTCATATCAGCTTGAGCGCCTTTGATAATCAGCTCAATGGACTTCAGAGATCCTTTGTCAATCACTTCGTTAAAAGCAGCAACATAGTCTTTACCTTGAGAAGCAATGAACGTTGAGACAGCCTGAAGAGCTTCAGGGCCACCAGCCATAGCCGTGACCCGCGCTACATATTGATCATTCTTTGCTTCTAATCCTGTGGTATAGGCATCCACAACAGACTTAGGGTAGCCTGCTTTCTCCAGCGCCAGATAGGACTCAGGGCTTAATTGCCCGTTTGCTTCATACTCTGCTTCCAGGGCATCAAAGTCCACGCTCTTAGAGCCTAGATCTTTCTTAATGTCTTCCCGTGTGGATGCAGCAACCTTAATGTCTTGCTCAAGAACTTCATCAGCATTGTCTGCAGGTTTCTCATCTTCTTTGACTTCCAAGACTGCTTCAGACTTAGGGTCCAAGCTAATCGTAGAGGTGTTACTTGTCATGATCTCTACGCCCTCAGGCAGAACCTTTGGAGCATCTGTAGAGACTGAGACAGAAGTTACTGTAGTACCGTCTGTTTGTGTGGACATTATTGACCTGTGCCTCCTTGTAATTGTGCTTCACCGAATTTGCTTGCTAACTGAGGAGCTGCCTTCATTAAGGCTTCTTGTAGAGCTACTTGCTGTTGTTCAGCTTGAACCTCTTGAATATCCCTGAGGATACTCTTAATGTCCAAGGTACAGCCTGTCCCTATCATTGTTAGTAACTCACCAATCTTCAGGTACTGTTGAGCTCCTGGGATCATCGAGAGGTACTCCAGAAATAACTTGATCTTCTCAAGGTCTCTGCCTCTGCCTAATGCCTCAAATCCAGTAGTTATCTGGATGTCTACAGCACCTTCAGGCAGTGGTGGCATCTCCCCTGAGGCTTCCAATTGGGTTTCAATTCTACGGGCTAAAGGTAACTGAAGCTCTACAGAGAGCAGACTATAGATACCTCCTAAGGTATCCTCCAGCTCTCTCGCTACATATCTGATCTCCTCAGCAGTTACACGCTCACCATTGCGCTGCACAGCAGAATTCAAAAGGAAGGCATACGAGAGCCTCGTTTCTATTCCATCTGCAACTCCTTTGGTAACTTGGAAATCAGGATACTTGTCTAGCGTTAAGGCTGTAATATCATCCTTGCGACCACTCGCAGCACCGCCTGTTTCTGTTTTGGTTATGGCAGACATAGAGGTTTGCCCTGAGGGATTCACAAGGTAGATAATACGGGATGCTATAGCTGCAAACTGTACGATAGCTTTAGAGAGACCCTCAAGACTAGATAAGTCCCCTTGGTACTCCTCAATGTATCCTCTGCCGTAGCTCTCGCCATCGACTTTGATCATTCTGATGGGTATCCAAGGGGACTTATCAATCGGATATGTTTGTTGAGAACCTGGAATTTCTGTGCCTTCTATTTCCTGGTAAGATGCCCATTGATCACCCTCAAGGTACACGTGAGTGTAAATCTTGATCTCTGATTCAGGCTTATAGCTCTTCCCGGATTTAGTAATGAGGGTCTTAAGATCTCCCGGTAGGGATGCAAAAGACCTTTGATCAAGAGACACGATAGTGAATACATTACCTAAGGCATCTCTTTCACAGACGTACGAATCCAACCTATAGAGCTTAATCCCGCCTTCTTTCGGCGGTAAGAATAGACAACCATTACCTGCAACAAGGAGCTGCTTGCATGCTTCCCCTACTGTTACCCTGATTTGATGTGTCTCACAATAGCGCATAATTCGTTGCTCTCGCATAGCCAATGAGTTATCAATCTTAGCTGCTGCAGAATCATCGCCAAGTTTAGCAATAGCAGCCTTTTCTTTTTCACTCGCTGAAAACTTCACGAAAGGCGAATTAGGGGGCATCAAGGCTAGGATAAGCTTAGAGGCTAAGTTATTAAGCCCCCTTGCACCTACGCTTTGATAAGGCGTAGGGAAATCTGTACTAGAACTTGAGCCTTCTTTAGGGAACAGAGAGGGAATAGTACAAGCAGCAGCGTTCTCTGCTCTTGTTATGTAAGGAGCCCTTAGGACCTTTAAGCGTTCATAGAGTGCCTCAGCGGTTTCCTCTCTTTGAGGTGTCTGCTTTTCACTCATATGTTAAGTCCTGTTCCCCCTGTCCCTGAGGCGCTAGAGGTTGGAATGGTCAAAGAGGCTTTCCCTTTTGCCTTCTTTCGCAGGAGTGCTGCAGTTGATTCTGCTGAGGTCTCCGGGTTAATGGAGCCTTCCACTGGAGGAGCTGCAGGAGCTGCTGAGGATGTATCAACTGTAGGTGCCTTCGTCTTCAGGCCAAATAAGCCCCCGAAGGCTTTACCGATCTTTCCCATGTAAACTGTACTCCTTTCTTTAGAAATAAACAGGGTCAGTGTCTGAGGTATCCCCTAAGGCAATCTTAAGAGATTCCTTTCCGGTCTTCTTATAGACCTCATCTGCACCGCCCATCATTGGTGAATCCGGGGCTGTTGCATTAGTTTCAGGAACAAGGTCTTTTCCCGTAGTGCTAACTTTAGGGATCTTAACTTTCCAGCACATCAGTATGTCTCCTCTTCCTGAATTCTTTGGGTAGTCTTGAGAATGTTTAGAGCATGCCTTGCCCCTTTCAAGAAGCCCAACTGTTCAAGACCTGTGAGGCCTTCTCGGCTAGCTTCTGTCAATACGTGGTCTGTGCTCAGGGAGTCCTCAAGGAACCTTATCAGTGCATCAGAAACCGGAGGAGATTTACTGTAATCAATCATTTATGCGTTCTCCTTTCCGAATCGTGGCACAATTAGATGACCTTCACGAAAGTCTTATGAGAGAAACAAAAAGAACCCTTACGAGTGTAAAGGTTCTCTGTCAGTTGTTGGTTAAGACTTAAGGCATTACCGGAAATGATTGCTACACAGTCCCATTTCTTGGCGTAGCTCTCAAGATACTCTACCGCTATCCTTCCGAATCCTGCAGAGTCATCTAGAGAAAGTACTAAGTGCTCCTGAAGGACACTGCCCGGACCCATTTCCCATTCAAATAGTGACACACAAGCAATTCCGACAAGTGCTCTTTGGGCATCTCTAAAGGCTAATACTGTAGAACGCCTTAATAGCATCTGAAGCCAATAAATTGAATGACCATCATTTACAATCGAGGCCAGCACATGGTCTTGTTTACGATGTTCTTCGAGTACAGCTACAAAGGCTTCAATAATCAATTTTTCTTCTGCCTTTGTAAAGATATTATTCAATGAACACTCTACTGTTACTCTTTGATAGGGCTCCATAGAATCGGCTCCTTTTTCTTAAGGTCATAATCAGACTTCCTTAAGATCCTCGCTACACGTGCCTGGAGGAGAGCATCAGCTTCTGTGAGTCCTTTCTTCTTGAAGGTCTCCACTACTGTCTCCCAAGTGGCTCCATCAGCTAGGATCTTCTCGGCAGTCTTTTCGCCTATCCCAGGGCAACCTGAATAACCGTCCACAGGGTCTCCTATGAGAGTCTGATAAAGATGCCACTTATTGGCTTCCTCTTCAGAGATCGTGTAGAAGACATCTCGGCGGTAATCATAGAATCTACCCGGAACAGTTTTGAAATCTTTGTCACCACTAATGATGACAGCATTTGGTTTGCTAGTGGATAAGATACCGAGGCAATCATCAGCCTCTAAAGAAGGCCTGAGGTATGCCCTGTACGCTTCCATAGCCCACGCCTTCACACCCTTGTAACAGACAGGCTTACGTTTACCTACACGATTAGACTTGTAGGTCTCCAAGATGGTCTTACGGAAGTTCGTGTCATCAGTGAAGCAGAGAATGATCTCATAGTTCCCTGTGTGCTTGTACTTCTTTATGACCTTCTCTGTGAGGTATTGGATACGACTATCAATCTTAGCTTTGGCCTCAGCAGCGTCTGCATGTAGAGTCCAGACATCAGGCTCCCACTCTATCTCCCTTTCTACGGCAGAGCAGGCTTCAAAGAGAACCATATCTCCATCAAAGAGGAGTAGGAGAGGAGCGTCTTTAGTTTTAGTCATTACACACCTCCCCATTGTTCTGCCATTGCTTTTGCGATACCGGAAAAGGTCTTTGACCGATTCTTGGCATCAGGTCCACGGTCCTTTCCCCAGGTATACCTGAAGGAAACTCAGACCACGTCTAGAGACATACCATCGGCCTGTCCCGAGGTCAAACCCAAGGTGTCTCCGGGTAGCCATCTCAGCGATCAAATAAGCATTGTATCGGCAGAAGTCAGCTCCGGGTTTCTTAGGGTTCAAAAAGATTGCTTTAAGGGTTCTTAAGTAATTTTCCAAGTATTTTAATCTCGTTTCTCCGCTACAGTATGACTAAGTGAATTAATCTCAACGATGCAGTCCAGGTCATCCTCAAGGAACCCCTGGACTGCTGCTTTCTGTTCTTCCTCTGAGAGTGCTGAGAATTCCTCATAGGCGCTTTCAGTGAGGTCATCAACCTTGGTCAGTTTGACCTCTACGGTTAAGGCTACTACAGGCATCTTTAGAAGTCTCCTTCCGTTTTATCATGGCGTATCCCTTTGAACCGTGGCTCCCTAAGAAGCCTTTTAGAACTTTCACACATGGCATCAACCTGAACGATCTTGCCGATGATTGCTTGAGGGTTTTCCCACCAGTGCTCCCTCTGTGTGTCAGTCATCCCTGAGATCAGAATAGTCTTACCGTCTTTCCATTTACAGACGAGACCTCCGAGAGTATCTGCATACTTCCCTTTACCTCCATAGATGCCAATGACTTCCAGGTCAAAGGAAACCCCTTGCTTGATCTTAATGATGTCCTGAGTCCTCATACCAGGATTGTAGAGACCATGAGGGTCCTTAAGGACGATCCCTTCACCGCCTTGAGAGATAAAGAGATCAGCATACCTTCGGGCTTCCTCAAGAGATCCTGGAGTCCACGAAGCAGCCCTAGAAAGACAGCCACCTTCAGTCCCATCTAGCTGATAACAAAGATTTTCATATCGTGCTCTATAAGGTGTATGGCCTCCACATAGAAACTCAGGCTCCGTAATAATGTCATGGCAGTATGCTCTGAGTTCTATGTGCTGTGTCTTGGTATCTCTTGCCCAGCCACTGACGATAGACTGCTCTAAAAATCTATTCTCTCTCTCTAACCATGCATAGGCTTCAAAGATAATAATGTTCGTATGATCCATCACTTGATAGAGAGCAGCCTCAAGGTGCTTCATAGAGGAATACACTTCTCCGGTTCTTGAGTAGATCTTCACACGGTCTTCTTCAGGGTCCTTATGAGCCAAACAAAAGACACCATCAATCTTCTCCTGAGCAATCATAGGCCACTGGATCTTCTCAAGTTTGGCCTTAGGGAGATCCAGGGCTAACTGAATGAATTTGTTTTTAGGTCTTCCACAGAGGGTCTGGAGGTTCATACTTCTTTATCCTCCCAAGCTTGAAGATCCCTAAGCTTCCCTAAGACATCCTGTACGATTCCTTCATATGCTCTACGGTCTGCCCGGACAGTCTTAAAGGGAACCGCATGATCGTTCAAGAGCTTCAGGATGTCAGCGTCTTTATCCCTCGCTGAGGATTCTGACTGTCTGCGTCCTCTTGGATTGTAAGGTTTAGTCCTGTCGAGGAAGTAGGATACATTATGGTAGTCAGTGTTGAAGACTCTGAAGATCTCCTTAGTTAGATCCAAGGAAGCTCCATAGACAGCCCCGAGAATAATCGGAGAGTCAGTAACAATGACATCTACTTCACCTATAAGAATATGCTGTCTATGGATCTGATTGGCTGAGACCCAAATTTGATTGTTCATTGCTTTCCAATCTTTAGCCCATACGCAGTCCTTAGCAAACTCCCGGACAAGCTCTACGTCCACTCCAGCCCACTTAAGTTCCTCATAGACGCGACTTGAGATAGTCGACTTGCCAGCCCCAGGACCAGCGAAAAGATTGACCACAAGAGGTCTCTTAAGCATCCTTTTGCACCGCCTTAGTTAAGGCTTGAGACCAGCAGTCCTTACATGTCTTCTTATAGCAGTGTTCAGTTCTGCCTATACCAACATCAGGAGGGCATAGAGAACTTGTTGCTAAATGCTCACATATAGCCTCAAAAGCAGGCTCCTCAATATTAATCACAACTTTTGCCATTACTTTAGGACCTCCTCGATCAATTCCACCTTACCAGTTCGGAATTTACCATCAGTACTAAAAGGAACTACAATACCTGCTAACCATTCCCACCGTATGAGACACTTCCATATACCCTCTACACCATAGTTCTTCTTAACCCACTCTAAGGAGGCAACGTTAATTCCGCAGCCACAGAGAGTCCCGCGATTAGGATTGACAGTTTCCTCAAGAACACTCCCAGGAGCTATCAGCCACTTTTCAGGAGAACTATAAGTTCCTCCAAATGTTTTATAAACGATGATCCCTTCAGAGGTCTTCTCAAATTGAGTTATAAAGTCATACTGTGTAGGGACTCCTTGGGTTTGACTCAGGTTAGCGCGACTCAGGTTAGCGCCACTCAGGTCAGCGCCACTCAGGTCAGCGCCACTCAGGTCAGCGCCACTCAGGTCAGCGCC